CCGTAAGGGGTATCCATTACTTTTGCCTCACCAATAAAGTTTTTACCTTCACCTTTAAGACTAGTTATCATGTGAGAAACTCTTTCAAGGTTAACTGTTGGTCCGTCAGGATGTCCTAGTTCTCCGAAAGCACGTTTCTTGTTTATAAATGCTTCTGTATATCTTTTAACTTCTTTAGCAAGAGTATCAACTGGATAGACACGACCATTACGATTTTTAATATCCGCTTGCATAAAGACACCTCTTATCTTATATGACTTGCCACCATTAGTAGTTGCTTCCGTCAATACTTCGATATCTTCGATTGTTTCTGTTATTAGTTTCATCTCTATACCTTCTCTTGTTTATTATAGACTTTATCTACAATTCCTTTTTTTAATTCTTCTCTTTTAATTCCGTACTTCTCAGCAAATGCTTCTTTAAACTTTTCAGCTAAAGTTGCCTTTGATTTTGTTCCTACTATTCTTTCGAGTATCTCTTTAGAATAGTCTTTGTTCTTTTTTGTCATTATCTCACTTCTAATATTATTGTATAATTATCACCCGAAACAAAACCTTTTGTTGAGAGTAATACATCACCTGCAGGACTTGTATTTGCTGTTAGTGTTGCGTTATTAGGAATACTATTACCTGCTGTAAAGTAATCGTGATAACCTGTACCAGAGAAAAAACCTATTGTTGCATTAGCAGAACTTGTTCCACTACCTGCCCACAATATTTCTACACCTGATTTACCATTTGTAGTATTAATTGACCACCAAATTTTTGCAACTTTTTTTGTTGCATCCTCGGTCATAAATGTCAATGCACTAGAATCCATTTTTGTTACAAGTGTTTCACCTGAACCATCGCTTATATTAGTAAACTTAATAACAGTTTTTGTTCCTGTCGTATCTACTAAAGTTTGACTTGTTACAACATCAGCCATTAATTATTTCTCCTAAATTCTGTTACCAACAAATAACTCTTTACATCCGAGTCCGTTGTTAATAACAATTGTTTATTGTTACCATACTTTAACTGGTCGGGTCGTAATCCATACTTACCCTTACCAGTAAAAGTTAAATTACTTGTTACGACATTTTCAGAGGTTCCAACTGCACTAATTGTTAGTGTTCCTGTTCCCTCTATCAAATAGTAACACTCAATTAAACTTACCAACGATTGATTTGTCGCTTGATAAAGTTTACTGGCGTCAACCAATACCTGGTTAGTTTCACTTCCAATACCTGTTGATTGAACATTGTATTTAGAAATGATATCAACAACCGGTACATTTGTAATAGACATAAGTCTTATGCGACCCAAGCGCCATTTTTTTTAAATTCTAAAATAACAAACCCAGATGTTGTTGCTGTTTGTGCAGTTATATCTGATGATGTTACAGTTGTGTTTACAGCGGTACCTAAAATTGTTCCAGCAGAACCATCATAATGTCCTGTTCCAGAAAGATGTAATGCAACTACATCAGTTCCAGTTGATTTAAATTCAATAATACAATCGTTACTATTATCAGTATCATAATTGCCTATTGAAAATGACCACCACGCTCTTATTAGGTCTAACTTACAACCGTTTACAAATCCTTTTAAACCACCACCATCTAAAATAAGATTAGTAGCAGTATCACCACTAAAAGTTGCCTTAACTGTTACATAACCGCCACTAGCAGATCCTGTAACTATTGCTGTATCTCTCATTGTTGTTGTTACGAATGACATTGTTTCTCCTTTAATTTATTAGTTCGTTGTCAAAATAATTCTCAATGTCATTACTTTTGACACCGTGTTTTTTTGCAGCCGTTTCAATAATACCCTCAATCTTATTTACTAAAGGATCAGGTGTATTATCAATAGTAGCATAGATATTATCTATAGCACCTTTCATTGTAGGAGATAATTTTTTATATTCATCTCCCCTTTCAGGTCCACTATACCTGCGTTCATTAAGTTGTTTTTTAAACTTCTTAAACGGTAGGTTGTTCATCTTCTTCATCTTGGTCAATTTCAACAGGCTCAGAAGTTTCTTCTCCGCCTACTGATCCTTCAGGTGCAAGTCCAACTTTATGTAATCCTGCGCCGTCTTTTATTGCCTCTTGTTCTTGACTTGAATTTAACCAATCATTAGCAACAGTTTGCCTTTTAGCATCTAATGCTACACCAATTTTATCAGTTAAAGCATCTTTGAAAGCATCTTGAGCAGCAACGTTATCGCCATCTGCCAAAGAATCAACCATTGTTTTTACATTTTCATTTGTCATAATTATTCATCTCCTATATTTATATCAGGGTTCTCATTGTCTGGTTCCATATCCTCGCCTTGTGGAGCAGCAATAATTCCTGTTTTAATTTCATTAGCAATCTGATTATCAATTTCAATAATATCTTCGTCTGATTGTTGCAAGATATTCTTTCTTACAAACTCAACAGAATAGTATTTACCAACATACGGAGTAATTTCATTTGCAAGACCTATTCTTTCTTTTAATATTTCTGCATTTTTTAACTCAGCAAAGTACCCATCTTTTAAGTATGTGTACTGTATATGTTCCTTAATGTTTATCCAATCTTCAATTGTAATAATACCTTTTAAAACTAACTGTGTTTTAAGTATATCATTAAAGACTTGAGTAAATCTTTTTCTTAATCGTTGAACAAATTTAGTAAATTTTAACTCATCTCTTGTAATCTCTGCAGCTCTACCCATATTGAAACCACCTTCAGATTCCATTCTCGAAACAGGTACATTTAAAGATTGATATAATTTCTTTTGAAAATAAACAACATCTGTAATTTCACCAAGATTTGAGCCACCCGGAAGTGTAGAAACTTCAGTACCTTTTGCACCCTCTCTACGAGGTAACCAAAAATCTTCAAGCATTGACATATGCTTTCTATCATCTCTAATCTCACCTGTTGAAGCATCATAGACAAGTTTATTTCTATATCTTGCCATAACATCTCTTAAATAGGATTCTGCTTTTACTTTAGGCAAGTTACCTACATCAACATAGAATATTCTTCTTTCAGGTGCTCTTACTATTCTGTAAATAACAATAGCGTCCTCAATCATTCTTAATTGATTGACAGGTTTAATTGCCTTATGTAAATGACCCATAACCATATTTTTAGTTTGGTCAATTACACCAGATGTTACATAGGTTATTGAATCAGCAGAAATTTTTAAACCTGCATTTGAAGTACCACCTGATACTCCTTTTTCATTATAGACAAACCACTCAGCGGTTGTTTCTATAATCTCAACACCTTTGCCTTTTGAATCTCTTTTTCTAGCAACCTCACGAACTTTTTTAATTTTTCGTGGATCAATATATCGTATTTCTGTAAGTCCTTTTCTTGGACTTTTTGGGTCAATAACTTTGTGAAAGTAAATTCGACCATCAATATACCATCTTCTGAATATATCATGTCCTTTTTCATCAAAATTCATCAATCGCATTACTTCGTCAAACTCATCACGAATTTTACTTTTAATGTTTTCTGATATTGCTAATTTGTCTAGTGATACGGATACCGAAGTATCTCTTTCATCCGAAACAATAACCTCATTGATGATATCTTCAACAGCCATATCACATTCTGGGTGTTGAGAAATTTCTCGATATCGTTTAATTAAATCAATATCGTTTTTAGCAGTAACTTCCATATCCATGTATTGGCCAAAGTGTCCGCCAGCAGATATGGTCTGTGTACCGTCATCAGGAGAAGCGACAGTAAACGCTTGTTTCGCTTCTGCCGGTTTCTCCTTATCGTTATTTCTCGTTATTTGGAATCCAAGTAATTCTACCATATTATATTTCCTTATAACTTATTTGTTTATTATGTAGTCGTATCTGTTTCAAAATACTGATATGTTAATGTACAATCAAAAGTTTCAATTTCATTATTTGTAGAATATGATAAAGTAATATCACCTAATATAGTTGGAAATGCACCTCTTAAAGTATAACTTTTTAGAGTAGCACCATTTCTATCCAGGTGGTCAACAAACATATCAACTTGATAGTCAACAGGATTTGTTAATCCTTCGTTGTCTGTCATATTGTTCATGCCATTAAACCATCTTTCAAATGCTGAGTACAATTTAAAATCAGTATTGTTTATTACAGAAATAGTAAACGGACTGAAGGTTCTATCCCCAGCAAGATTAAGTACACGACCTCTAAACGGAACTGCAACTGCAGTAAGTGTTTGTCCTGGTAAAGATGCTGCCGAACATAAGAATGCTAGGTCAGATGTTTCTCCACCAACAGAAGCATAACCAGGAAAAGGCATTGTTACCTTAAACTGATTGGCTCTCGCACCGCCTCCGGATAGTCGAGCTTTAAAATCATTAATATTAGCCATATTTTATTCTCCTTTCTATCTGTTAAGCGCCTGCTACTTCTGAAAAGGCAACGCCTGTTCTAGTA